AACATTATATTCAGGTGTGTTTGGTGCGGATGCAGAACCTACCAACTGTATCGACACAGTTCCACCTTTATCAACAATCGCCTCGTCCATTAATTTTAGTAATTCAGATTGTATCTTGTTGAAGTTTCCTTGAACAACTTTACTAAACATTTGTGGTATACCTGATTTTTCAAACTCTTCGTTTCCAACATAAACTTTTTCAGGGGCACTTGTAACGTATTTAGTACCTTGTAAAGCCAAGTATTGATTATACCACACATTAAAAGGTTGGGTTGCAACAGTAAGTTCTGTATTTGGGTCAGGTAAGTCGTTATGGAAATAAAAACCATATCCAACATATTTTTCAAAATCTTGATTACTTAGTTGACTATTACCTGAATCCGTAGTTACACTACTACTAGATCCGTTTATATTCAATGCACCATCTCCACCTGTTGAGCTTGAGGAATTATCAATCCCTGAAGAGTTTGATCCGATACTTTCTAATGTCTGTACGTATTCTTCAGTTGTTAATCTTGGGTTATTTAAAACTTGTTGATATGTGTATAAATCCTTTGTCGGGATGGTATTAAATTTAATACCTAATTCGTAAATATCATATTTGGTACAACCAGCAAAAAACGAATCTATAATCGAATCTATTCTTTCTTTTGCAACATTTGCAAGTTGTTTTTCAATTATGGTATTCATCATAGATGGATTATCAACCAAAATTGTCCAACTTAACTGACCACTTCGACTAGTATTCTTATAAGTGTAAATTGGTTCAGGTCTTCCTAAGAATGTTGTTGTATTAAAATCCGGTTTTGAGTCATCACTAAATTTTAAATCGTATGGTGGAAACCACATAATTCTTCCTCCGTTAGGACCTTTTTCACAAGATGGTAAGTCATCATAAGTATATCCCGGTCTATTTGATGTTCTCCAAGCTAAGTTCTCGATAGAGAACATATATTTTTTTACTTTACCATCAACAATATTTGTTGATCCAGGATCTCTCAGTGGAGCAATATTTAAATTATATGTGTTGTCAAAAACCGAATATGTAAATCTTCTACCCGCATTTGTAATACCATCAGTTTTTTGTAAATCTGCGTAGGTAAAATATGGTGTGTCTTTTTGGAAAATTCTACAATACTCAATTCCCGCTTCTTGTCCTGTTGCTTGATCAGAGTAGGATAAAACTTGTGAACCTTTTGTAATCTCTTTATATCCGTCATTAAAAACTTTTGAAATTTGATTTATTGCGTTTCCAACGTGTTTTAATCTTGTTTGTCCTTGTACTTGATCTGCAGATTCAACTAACCTCTGAGTTTTATCTAAAATTGTTCCCGGTTTAAAGTCAATATCTGTTGATCTGTATCTATTATAATCGGCTTGTATTTCATTGAACTCTTCGTCAACAAACTTAGGGTCAGCACCTTTACCTACTTTCCATCCGGCATTAGGGTTATATTTTGGTGATGTCCATACAAGTTGACCTGTTATACCACCATCATTTGTATATGATTTACCTGCTAAACCAAATTGTAGTTGTCCTATATTTCCTTCGTAAAGAATACCTAACTCTTGAGGTCCATAAACTATAGCGGCCTCTTGTTGTCCAAATTCATTAACAGGAACCTCATTTGGTGGTGAATCAATTAAACTTGGGTCGGCATTATTACTACCAACATAAAAACCACCTGATGCGGGTGTATCTTGTTGTACTAAATTACCAAATAACGCTGAAATACCTTGTATTAAACCAGTGTTATATGATGGTCTATATTTGTTATAATTTAAAGATGCGAATAAAACTGATCTTGTACCACCACCTGTATTGGCAACAAAAACTTCTGATGGGTTTCTAGTTTTATTTAATATTGGTGATAATAAACCACCTGTTAAGTTATTTGCAACATTAAGTGCCTCACTTGTTTGACCGGGATTATTATAAGGATTTACCTCATCAAAATAATCACCAGGAATAAAAGATGCGGGAAAATAAGTACCTGTTAGTCTGTTTGCCAATGACACCGCAGCCAATACAGGATTTTCAGGAACTGTAATTTTCCAATTTTTTGTAAATAAAGGTTGTTGTCCTGTTGCAATTAAAGTTGCAGTAAAAGGATCAGTAATTGTATCTAAATTAATTAACCCAATTGTATTTGATGCAATTTCTTGATCTATTCTATCTTTAAATAATTCTTTTAAATAGAACGCTCCTTTTTTCATTAAAGGACTATCTGTCGATAGAAGTCCATTACTCCCTAATGGGTCATCTTGGAATACTATATTATATGTTGAATAGGTAGACCAATTCCAATATGGTATAAAGGAATATGGTGAAAAGTATTGAGCCGGTAATTGTACATCAGTAATAATAACCAAATCTTTATATCCACCTTCAGGTCCCCAAGTATTTTTTAAATAAGCGGCTTCAATGTAAAATTCATTGACAAGATCAAGTACCGTATCGTTTGGGTCATAAGGTCCTTGATTTGTACCCTCGGGATTATTTGTTGATGCAATACTATTAACACCTATTGGTTCACCAAAACCGCCTTCAGGTCCGTATTCATTCAAAGGATAAAGGGTTTCGGCAAAAACGTTTGTTGAAACTAAATCGTTTGGTGAGTCAATTACGTTGCTCACGGTTAAGTTTGTTTCGTAATTTACCGCAGGTTGATTTGGTGTATAGGCACCAGGTACACTATATGGTTCTAAATTTCGAACTAATAATTGTTTTCTAAAAACCTCAGAACCCGCAAATGAAAGTGTACTATCAGACATTCTTTTATTTTATAAATACAAAAAATCTTTTTTTTTATTCAGGTAACTGTCCTGAGTTAACCGCGGTTTTTACAGTATTAATACCAATTTGTGTTTTGAGAAAGTCTTCCATTATCTTAAACAAATCTTCTGGTTTCATATTAACGTTACCTTCTGATTTTATGGTTGTATTTAAATTAAAGTCTATTTCTTTCTTTTCTATCTGTTTAATAGGTTCTTTATAAATTCTAAGTACTTCATCCATAGTATTTTTAAATGCTTCGGAAGCAACATCCTGTACACCCACTTTAACGTCTTCTTCTAATTTTATTAAATTTTCGCCAACTATTTTAAGTTGGTCCGTAAATTTATTTATGTCACCACTCATAATTGCCTCAATACCTCCTCGTTCTAAAGGGGCTGCAATACTCGAAACTTTTCCTCTAACATCTTCAGTTCCAAATTTTTTGTTTGCCTCAACCGCCAAACTTCTTGTTATAGCAGCACCTGCTTGTGAAACTCTTAAAACCTCATTAGCACTCGCAAGTCCTAAAACGGTTTTTCCTGCGGCTGCTGCAACTTGAGAATTTAAAAGTTTTAATTGATCTAATTGGTCAATAGCCAATTGTTCTATTGTTTTAGAAGACTCTTGTTCAGACTCTTTTAGTTTATCTAAATCTTCAGGTGTTAATTGATTTATTTCCTTTAATATTCTTTCACCTGTTTCAGGATCTTTAACTTCAATAACAGCCTTACCTTCTTTCATTTGCGCCATACCGGCAATTAATTCTTTTGTTTCCTCATCGGCTGCAAAACTTGGGAATTGGATCTTTTTTAATTTTTCATCAAACTCAGCAGCCTTAATAGACATTTTTGTTAATTCACCAATAGGGATGTTCATTTCTTGGGCAATTTCTCTTAACCTTCTTTTTTCACCAGGCATTATTTCAAACTGTTGTGTTTTTTCGTTAAACTTGGTAAAAGTTTTTGTTAGTTCTACTAATTCATTTTGTAACTCTTTTGGGTCGTTTGCCGCCAAATCCATAGCCCTTAACGGATCTAATAAATCACTCGAAGCCACCCCTAACCTTTGTAAACTAGCGGCCATTTCTATCGCACCTTCAGGGTTAAATATTTTTTCGGCAAAATTAAATACCGTGTCCATACTAACACCTAATCTTGCTGCTTGTGCCGCCATTTTGGTTAGTCCATTTATACCTCCCTCGAAGTTATACATGTTCATTTTATCTAAATTACCAACAACACCCTTTGATACTGCTTGGACAGATACTCCAACACTTTTTGCGTAGTCAGTAACTTCTTTCATTCTGTCACCAACATCGTATATTGAAACCCCAACGTCTCTAAATGCGGTTGCTAATTCACCAAAACCTTGACCTGTTACTTGTGAGGCAGCTCCTATTTCTTTTAAAGCCTCTTGACCAACAACACCTGTGGTACCTAAAGCATTACCAAATTCGGTAATCATTTTTGCAGCATCTTCTTGTGTTAACCCAAATTGTACAAGTTCAGGTGCCGCGTCAGCAATCGCTTGTTTGAAATCATTAATTCTTTCTTTAGATACTCCAAACGCATTTTGAATAGATGTTGCCTCAGTATCCAAAAAACCCATAGCGTCTTGAATACTCATGTTTCTAACCATGTTATCTATTGCATCCTGAAGTCCACTTACCCCAACAAAAATACTTTGTGTGTATTTTGTAAAAGATTGTGCATTAAGGTTGAATGAGCTTGTTGTTTCAGTTAAAGAACCTTTAATTCTGTCTAATGTTGCCGCAGATCCTTTTAAAGCGTCGTTTTCTTTCTGAATACGTTCTAATTCTTTTTTTAACTCTTCTTCAGTCATTTGGTTTTTTTAAGATAAATACCCAACTTAGGTGTTTTTATTAAGTTCAATAACTTTATTGATTAGGTATTTCCTAGCATAAGTTGGTATGTTCCAAAACTCAGAGTACTGCATACCCATCTGTTTTGACAACACAAAATATTCATCTAATAAGAATGTTTTATACGCCAAAGAAAGGCCGAAAAAATTCAACCCCAAAGGTTATCGAAAACGATACCTTTTCTCCTGACGGGGCTACTGCTTCTTTTATTAACTCTAATCTTGGTTCATTATCATTTAAAAATTTTCTAATGAATTTAGAATCTGCAATTGGCATGTTTTCACAAAAAGTTGAAATTTTAACTCTTTCTTCTGAATTATCTAACGACACTATGTGTTTATTTAATTTGGTAGTAACTGATGGTGGTACTCTTTCAGCAGGATAAGATTCTATAATTCTATCAATTTCCATCGTATCTCTAAGAGTCAATGGTTTAATTTTAACTTTTGATTTTGATAATGGTAAATCTATAGTCCAAGTTCCATCCTCATCAGGTTTGACGGGAGTCTTTTTAATATTTAATTCATCCAATAAAAAAGTATGAGGGAATCTCTTACCTGTTGACGGATCTTCTAATGTTATGTTGTATTCAGGACCAAAAGAAGTATTTCTTAAAAAGATTAATATTGCTTCAATATCACTTTCTAATAAATCTTCAGGTCTTAAATCTTTTTCATAAAGTCTATTTCTCAATAACGGAAGTATAATAGATTCTTTTATACTTTTTCTAACCTCAACATTTGATATAATGTTTTCATCGGCAGCCGTTAAATAACCAACTTTAACACTTTTCTTTTTTGATTTATAAAATTCACCACCTGAAGGGAGTGGAACAACATCATGTGGTAGATTAAAGTTTTGTTGTCCTGCAGTATATTCATCATATTTTTCCATAATTTTTCTTTTAAATTAAAAATAAAAAAAAACCGTCCACAGTAAAGTAAACGGTTTTTATTATGAAAAAATATTTTTTTAGTAAACTAATACACAACGATCCATTTGGATTTGACAAGTCACACCCGCAATAGCATCACTATTGTATGAAAGTGAACCTCCATCATATCCTAAAAGGAAAGCCCCTTCTAATATCCATTTCTCAACAACAACTCCTGTTGGATCTAACATTTCAAGGTCAACATTTTTCTTATAACCTGCGGCATAACCCATACGACCTGTTACAGATTCAGCACATAGACGAATCCATTCCATAATTGCTTGAGATGCTGACGGACCGATAGGATCACGGAATTTAATAGAAAGTGGATCCCATTTAAATCTACCTGCAACATATGTTGAAGTATTTAAAAATTGTATCTCTGTAGACCCGATGGTCATTTTAGGACGGGAGAATGTCTCAACATACCACTCGTTAATTCCAAGTGATGATGGAAATCTTACAATCCAACGGTTTTCCCTTTTCGGTTCGTAAGGAATCGGCATTTTCATTAATAAATCAGCCATATCTTTTTAATTTGTTTTTTCTTTTATTTTTATTATAAATACTATGAAATAAAAATTTTTCTATTTACTTCAATAATTTTTCAAGTTATATCTTATCTAGGCCTAGTTTTAATTAAAATTTAGTTTTTTTTCCTCCTCCTGTATGATAAATATCTAAACCAGATTCATCATCAAAATGTTTTTTCATTGTTTCTACATTTTTTAAATCATCATCTGAAAAACCAATATAAGGCGTAAAATAATTACTAATCTTGTTTTTCATATAAGCCTTTTCTTGAAGTCTTTGTGAAAGTGTTTTAACGTACTCCATAAATTGTCTCATTGCACTTACTTTTAATTCTTCAGGGTTCGCAGCTGAACCTTCACCAAAAGTCACAGGATGATACTTACACATCTCTAAATAAGTCCTCAAAAGTTCGTCGTCCGTCATATCTTCTTCGTCAGCAATTTCTCTATACTTTCTTAAATTTTTTACAATCTCTTTTTCATTAAGTCCGTGCATATTTCTCTTAATGAGATTGTATACCGCATTTTTTAAAACACTTGGTGTATGACCTCTAGCGGTAACAATTGCAAAAATTGATCCATTATTTATCGCCTCAACAAAATCATCCCATGCAGGACCTATAGGTGCTTTCATTGCATCTACTAAAAATTTTTTATCTCCGGTAACTTTGAAGTCTCTAAATGCGTCATCATCAAAACCTACTATAGTATGTCCCTCATAATCAAATGGTTCTTTACCAATTTCTGATCGATACTCTGCAAAATCTTCAGTTGACATACCAACACTTTCTCCGTCTTCATCTTTTAAATAAATTTTTGTCGGCATATACATAAGATTGTCGTCCCAGTCAAAAGCATAATACTTCATGGTTGGTTTCATCATTCTATCCTGAATGATTTCCGAAATAATTTCTCTGACAATTTTTTTATAATTCATAATAATAAATATTGTGTTAAATAAAAAAAGGGGAACAATGTCCCCCTCTTCTTATTTTTTATTTTTTTAGATATTTTCAAATGACGCTCCTGTTGGAGTTATGTAGAATGTTATATCAATAAATTCAAGGGATCTTGTAGGTTTGATATAGATTTTACCTGTCAATTGATTTCTATCGATATCTTCAGGGTCACTTGAAACTGTAACTCTAAAGTCGTATAGACCTCTATCTCTTCTGATTGCGTCTAATATTGGGTTAACCGCATTTAAGAAGTCTTGTCTTACTTGTGCGTCGTTTTGTTCAAACAATAATCTTACAGATACTGCTGAAATCAATTTACGAGCTTGAAGTAACAATCTTCTTACGTTAATTCTGTCAAGTGCGGACTCTCTAATTTGTAAAGTTTTGTTACCCCAAATTACTGTACCAACATCAGAGAAGGTTGCAATTGGGTTAATTCTTCCACCATATAGAATGTCTCTATCTTCTTGAGTTAACTTCTTACGTGCTTTAATACAATTCACAATACCACGAGTGTAACCTGCCGCTGCAAACCAAGGGTAAGCGATGTTATCAGTCAACGCTAAGTTTCTTGTAACCTCAGCTGTTGGTGGAATGTAAATTTGTGTATTATTTACAGTGTCACGAGTCAACACCCATGGATAGTAAGTGGCTGTATAGTTTGAGTCGATTCCTGTGTCTGCCAATAAATCAACCACTTCTTGTGGGTAAATAAATCCATCACCACCAGTAGTTGTAGGTAAGAATAAATTGTAATCAGGACAAGTTGTAACATAAAGTGAATCTGCTCTATCAAACTCAATCATATTAATCGCTGACTCAACTAAATCTCCGTTATTCATGAAATCAATACCAGGTGTAACAAATACATTGATGTTAGTTGCCTCAGGGTTTGCGAAAGTTTGTTGACCTAACAAGTATGCGTAATAGTCAGTGTTTGCAAAATCTTGAGTACCGTCGCCAATTGATATTTGTTTGAATGCTCCCCATCCTGTTGCGTTAGGGTATCTATCTGAAGGACAAGCTCCATATAAGAAACCTGGACGACCTAAAACAAATCTATCAGTGTTAGTTCTTGATTCTCTATAGATATCCCATCCATCAAATCCACCTTGTACTAATAATGTGAACTTACGTGCGAATAATCTGTAATAATCGTTAGCAGGATCTTGTGGATCTGTAATGAACGGCCATGCTCCACATACGAATCTTGGATTACCACTTGTACTAAATCCAGCACCTATCGTGATACCTGATGCGTTTTTATCCATGTGGAAACCTGCTGATCTATAATTCCAATCAATACCATCGATATCACAAGTATTATTAGGATTTCTTTTTCCAACATATTCATAGAAAGAAGAGTCCCAACCATAGAAGTTTCCTATACCTAAGTAAGTTCTTCTTATGTTATCACCATTACTAACAATAACATCATCAACACCTGTACTTGTACCAAATGGTGGATTCCAAATTGGTTCACCAGGGTAGTCATATTTAGCCTTAATGATAGGGAATGGTGATTGTGCTCCTTGGTATAATCTAAAGTTATATCCGTTAAATCCACAAGGAAGTGCGTCTATCGGAGCATCTTCATTGATTTCTACCATTATGTATTTTGAATTAAGCGCATATTCACCATCAAGGGTACCGACTTTAATTCCAACAAAGTTGTTTTGTCCTGGATCCATACCACAATTTGTGAACTTCTCTAAAACAACAGGATTAGAATCCACATCAAAGTAATCTCTAACAAGGATTGTAAATGTTCCATTACCAAAAGATACATCTGAAATGGAAACTTTAACTAATGTGTTAGCACCATCACCATCAGAAACAGTATAGAATCTAAATAAGTCGTATACTTTATTACCTCTTAATTCTGAAACAAGCCATGGTGAACTTGGGGTCTGCCATCTATCCAAATACCAACCAATAGAGTGAACATCACCACTTTGTGCTGAATCTAATTCTATTAAGTTTGGATTAAGACCTCTGATGTAACCTTTTTTCCATGAATAGTTTAACCATGATTGGAATCTTTCTTCACAGAATAAAGGAACTTCTAATCTTGGTTTTTGGAAGTTAGTAACTCCAAATACTTTTGTTATGTATTCAGGATCATTTTGTGTAAATGATGTTTCGAATGTATATTTTTGACCATATCTGTTTGTTGCGTTAACTGCAAAAGTTGCGTATGGGTTTTTAAGTACTGAAGAATATTGACCTGTCATATCAACCGTAACGTCAGTTGTTCCTGTTACTTCGTAAGTAGGGTTTTGACTACTTGTATATGTTGATAAACCTCTTGATCTTAAAGTTCCAACAACAACATTATCATACTCAGTATAAGATGTACCTGTGTAGTAATACATTTTAACCACCAAATTACCCGAGTAACAATTCAAAGGAACTGGAGATGGTGTCGGTGTTGGGTTAACGTGAGCCGAAGGTGTAATACAAGGATTTTGTGCCGAAGGAGTTGGTGTAGGTGTTTGTGATACGGCAAATGTAGGTGTAGGTGTTGGTACTGGATTAAAGTTCTGTAAATTTTGAACTAATCCAAAGAAAGAGTAACCTGTATAACCGAAACCTGTTAATTCGTGATCAAACAATGCATAATACCAAGAATCATTAAATCCTGAAGAAAGGTTGTTTTCTGTGAATGGTACTGCAGGTACTTGGAATACGTTTGTTGTTGCGGTGAAACCAGTACTTAATAATGCAAGGTAATCATCATCTGCAACTGAACCAAAATAATAAACATTTTGATCTTCAGCAATAAATGGAGTGTCATCAGTAATAACGTTATAAACCAAATTTTGTAATTGGGTTAATATAGTTGATGTGCCTCCTTGTGGAGTTTCATAAGACTCATTCAATTTAAGTGATAAGTCATTAGGAAATGCTGATAATGTAAATCCTACTGATGTGGATGAATTAGTACAAGCGGTAAAAGGGATTGTATAACTTTCTTCTCTTGGTACCAAACAAACAGGTACACAATCAATAGTTGTACCAGTCAAACACCAAACATCAATTGTTGATGGATTTACGTTTGCGGTTGTTGTTACAGACCAAGAAGGACCTGCATCGTAACCTGATAATCCTAATATTCTTGTTACAAACAATTGGTTAGATTGTTGTAAATATGCTTTAGCGATATAACCCGCTTCATATTTAGGAATTTGAGTGTTAACAAATTTCTCAGGTGAAGTACCTCCAAAATACTGAGTAAATTCATCATAGTTTGTGATGAAAATTGGTTCAAATGCTGGACCAATAATAGTCTCACCAACAATACCCAAAGTAGTTACTCCAACACTTTGTGCTACGAAGCTTAAATCAACTTCTGAAGTATAAACCCCGGGTGAAACAAAAACTTTACTGTTAGTTGCCATAATTTATTTTTTCCTATTATTTATTTTATTTTCTAATAAATATTCATTCTTTTTGTAAAAACTTTACAAAACAAAAACTATTTATATTTTGGTAAGATTTTATTCTGCCTTTTTTCTACCATTATGGATAAAAAGATAAAGAAGATAAAAAATTTGAAAATAGACATCGAAGTTCACGAAGTCCTTAAAAAATATTGTGATAAAAGAGGGATCAAAATGTATAAGTTTTTAGAGAACTTAATAATTGAAAAGTGTTCGGAAAAAAAAGATGTTTATGGTGAGTGATTAAATTAAATCCTCGGTAAATTCTAATAAAGAAGAATTTGTATTATCATCCCTAATAATTGTTATTTTTAAAATGTCGTTTGTATTGA